CGGGGTGCTGACTTATTAATTATAGATGACCCACATAGTGAGCAAGATGCAATGTCCCCTACAGCATTAGAGTCGGCTTATGAGTGGTACACATCAGGTCCACGTCAACGTTTACAACCAGGTGGTAAAATTATTTTAGTTATGACTAGATGGTCGAACAAAGATTTGACAGGAAAATTAATACAAAATCAAAAAGAAGCGAAAGCTGATCAGTGGGACGTGGTCGAGTTTCCAGCAATCATGGACCATGGATCAAAGAAACAAAAACCTGTATGGCCGGAGTATTGGAAGTTAGATGAATTAGAGAAGGTACAAGCAACACTGCCCACGGGCAAATGGAATGCACAGTGGATGCAAAATCCAACAGCAGAAGAAGGAGCTATATTAAAACGTGAGTGGTGGATGAAATATACAAGTGAACATATTCCGCATTTACATCATGTGATACAATCCTATGACACAGCATTTTTAAAAAAGGAGACAGCGGACTACTCGGCGATTACTACATGGGGAATATTTTATCCAAACGAAGATAGTCCTGCTAATTTAATCTTACTCGATGCTATAAAAGGCAGATACGAGTTTCCTGAACTTAGACGTTTAGCTCTTGAACAATATAGTTATTGGCAACCAGAGTCTGTCATAATAGAAGCAAAAGCATCAGGATTGCCGTTAACATACGAGCTTAGGCAAATGGATATACCAGTTGTCAACTTCACACCGTCAAAAGGAAATGATAAGCATGCACGTGTAAATGCGGTTGCACCTTTGTTTGAATCTGGTATGATATGGGCGCCTGAGCAGAAATTCGCAGACGACGTCATTGAAGAATGCGCTGCGTTTCCTTATGGTGATCATGATGACTTGGTCGATTCAACAACACAAGCCATCATGCGATTCAGACAGGGCGGTCTGATCGGACACCCTGAAGATTATGTCGATGAAAAAATCGGCCAACGTAAAAGGAACTATTATTGATATGGGTATAATTACAAAAGGTATGGGCATCATCATGAAATCTAAGATGAAAAAAGCTGGCGTTACAAAACCAACTTTTCCGGGTCCAAGAGCAACAGATCTTTTAAACAAAGAATTAAGAAAAAGTAAATTAACAGGACCATCTAAAGTTGAAGGCCCACTTAAAATCCGTAGAGATATGAGAACAGGAGCACAAAAACCTGGAGCTAGCGCTATTGAAATCGATGCAAGGATTAACAAAAAGTATAGATAATGTTAAATGTAATTAGACAATGGGTGATTAAAACGATGATGAAGTCGAAGGGCCAAACAGGAGTGGTTCAGACTTTACCTAAACGAGATCTAATAGAACTTAACACACAAATCACAGCACAACGTTTAATGCAAAATGGTGTTGATCCACAAGCTTTAAAAAACACTGACCAAGTTGAGAATGCAATTATTGCAATAGAGAATAGACCAAAAGTTCAACAAGGAATTGGATCTACAAAATCTGCAAAGATTATGGACATGGAAGGTAAAGAAATAAAAGACTCTAAAAACATTATGGGTGGTAAAGAAATAAACCAACAGACTTTAAACGAAGAGTTAATGAAAACTGATAATCCATATTCAGATTTAGTTAACACTCCTCGTCCTAAAACTCTCAAAGAGCGAGAAGCAGAAGTATTAGCTAGAATGAATAGAGAAAACAAAGAAGCTGCTCAAAGAATAAGAAATAGAAAAATGCTTAAAGACGCAGTTGATAATGCTTCACCAGGATTTGTAAAAGGAGATAGAAAATATAATGCACAACTTGTTGCAGATGATTTAGCAGAAAAAAGATTTGGTAAAGACTTTTATGATTTAGATCAAAGACAACAGATAGATCTTTACAATGAAGCACTTGACGGAATAAACGTGGGAGAAGATTTTGCACAAGGTGGACGTGCAGGATTTTCAAAAGGTTCTGGACTTAAAACTTTATTTGATTTTTTAAATAAAAAAAGTCCTATGAAAGCATACACGGATTATTTGAATAGTATTAAAACTAGAATGAAAGCTGGTAAAGAAGCAGAGGTTGCGGGTGAGGTTATACCTGTTGCTGCAACAGGTGCGTTGATAACTAATCAGTTAAAGAAAAAATTAAAAGCTATGAATGAAGAGCAGAAAAAAAGAATTGAAAAGGAAGCTAAAGAAGAATTAAGAAAAGACATGAAGAAAGCAGATGGTGGACGTATAGGTTTAAAAGAGGGTAATAAAAAAATTACTATAGATGCTGCAGGATCCAAGTCTGGTAAACAACAGATACCGAGTGCACCTAAAGGTATTACAATGGATAAAGAATCAATCAACGCTATTATAAAAGCAGACATACCTATCTCTCAAAAAATAGACCTTCTTGCAAAATATCAATATGGCAAGGGTCGAACTAGAATTGAAAGAGATGATCAAGAAATATTTTTAGATGAAGGTGGTTTTAAAAGTAGAGACATTGGATTTGGTTTTAATAAAGACGGTCAAGGTATTGGTGGAACTTTAATGTATAATATGGAAACAGGTGAACCAAGATTTGATGTTAAATTTAGAAAACAATTTAAAGATGGGTCGGGCATGACTCGAAGAACTTTCTTAAAACTTCTTGGTGGTATGGCAGCAATACCTATTGTTGGTAAATTTTTAAAACCTCTTAAAACTGCAAAAGGTGTTAAGAAAGTTCCAATGATTGCAACAGATAATGTGCCTGGTAAACCAGAATGGTTTGATCAGTTGGTTAACAAAGTTATTCTTGAAGGTGATGACGTTACTAAAAAATTTGCAACGGGTGAAAGACAATCTATTCACCAGAAAACACTTGATGATGGTTCCGTGGTCCGAGTTACAGAAGACGTGGATGATGGCGCTGTAAGAGTTGAGTATGAAAGTGATGCCAATGTTATTGGCGAGCCGGTGCAAATGGAATATAAAAAACCATTACCTGATGAAGGAGCACCAAACCCTGCAGCAGAGTTCACGACAGCAGAGTCAGGTCCAGTTGGTAGACAAGTTGGTCCTGATGATTTTGATATAGATGTAGATGAGGTCGGTGGTTCGAGTATTAGAGATCTTGATTCTGATGTATCGAAACTAAAAGAATATGCAACAGGCAAAGGTCCCACTATGAAAGAATTTGTACAAAACAAAAAAAGAAGAGACCGAGCTAGACAAATATCAGAAGATCCTGAAACTCAAATGGATGCGATAGTTCGAAGACAAGGTGATTATGATCCAAGTGATTACGATGACTATGCAGCAGGTGGTATCGCTAGAATGTTAGGAGAGTAATGAACCCAGCTAGATTTTCACAGATGATGAAGTATCTGACTCGGGCAAAGAAAGCTAACCCAGAACTTCCTGATGTCTTTCCTGCAAGCAAAGCACCTATCCCACCAGTTAGAAAAGACGTTGAACAAATAGATGCTGTTAATCAATTCATGTTGCGTAATCCACGAGTAGAAAAAGCAGGTGGTGGTATGTTAGTGCAACCAAGTGCTAATGGATCTAGACCTGGTTATGGTGGAAGTAAATCAAAATTTGATTACCCAGCATTGATATCTCAATATGATAAAAAAATTTCAAAAGCTTTAGAAGAAGAAGATTTATCTAAAGTAAAAAAAGATTTTGCAAATTTTTTAAAAGAAAAAGGTGCTAACCCAAAAGCTTTTAGTGAATGGAAACAAAAAAATAATAAAACTGTTAAAATAAATTTACCTGAAGCAAGAAATATGTTGGCTAGAACTTTAGTTAATAAAGCAAATGAGGGAAATAAAATAGTTTATTTAGCTGATATTGCTCCCAAATTAGGACTAACTTGGTTTGGAACTAATTCTGTATTTAACACAAATGAAATTTATTTAGATACAGCAAAAACAAAAGCAATCAGAGTTTTTAATAATTTTATGTCTAGAGAAAGTGTACCTGCAAAAGAAATGTTTAACATGGTTTCTCAAATGGCAAATGAAGTTGGAATAGATCGCGCTAGTTTTTCTACATTAATGAAAGGCTATCCAGACTATGAAGATTCAAGAAGACTTTTTAAAAATTTAGCTACACCAAGTTCAAAAAAATGGATCTTAAATAATCCAGACGCTACATTCGCAGACGTGATTGATAAAGTAGAAGGAAGACAGTTTAGAGAAAATTTGTTAGGAAATATTAGATCTGGAAAATCTTCAGCCGAACATAAAATAATGCTTTATGCTGCAAGACATGAAAGACAAGGTGGAAATAAAATAGAGTTTATAAATAGAGCAGGATTAGATAAAAATGGAAATATACTAGATTACAGAGACATAGAATTTATATACAAAGAAGATCCTAATAATCCTAAAACTTGGTCTAAATGGAATTATGATAGAATTTTAACAGAGGGCGCTCAATCTGATATATTTAAAGATATATACAGAGCAGAGGCTGATTTAAACAGAATGCTGTCTACAGTTGTAAAAGATCCAAGAACTGGAAAAGATATTAGTTTTGGAAAATTAATGACAGATACATATAGCACAGAAGGAGGACATACTTTTGGTTTTAAAAGAACTCCTTATGAAATTGATCACATGGATAGTGTGTTAACAGATCCTTTTAAAAACGTAAGAATTTTACCTAGAAGAATTAATCAAATATTGGGACAAGTAAAAAATCAAGCTAGCATTGCTACTACTCCTGGCACGGGTATGAAAATGAAAAACATTGTTAAATACATTGGTAAAAACAAAGAACAAATTTTAAATACAATTGATCCTAATTTTAAAAATATTCAGTCCATAGACGATTTAATAAATAGTGAATTAGCTACATCAAATCGAGTTTTTGAAACTTTAAAAACAAATCCAAAATTAAAAGGAAAAGTTTTTAAAAGTTCTAAAGAATTATTTAATGAAATAATTACCATGGGCGATAGAGCAGGACCTATTGATATTAATTTTAGAACATCAAAATTAGGTAGATTAACACCACCAGGAAGTGGAGCTGTAACATTAGGTGCTTTAGATGTGCCTTCGATGTTTAGAAGATTAAGTCCAGGTGTTAGAAAATTAGTCACTGGTTCTGGTGGTCTTATATTACCAGAGGTTTTATTCTATCAGCTTGATAAACGAAATAGAATGTCAAAAGGACAATCTGAAAAAGAGGCTGCAGCCGGTGCATTAGAAAGTGGAACACTGGGAGCTTATGAAAATAAAGCTTACATGGAAGAATTAAAAAAAGTGGCAGAATCTATGGGGGTAGATTCGAATTCTTTTGATTCTGCTTATCAGCTTAATCTTTTAAGTAAAAATTATAGTCAAATAATGCGTAATTATGAAGACGATTATATGCAATTACTTCAAACAGGAGATGAAAAAAGAGCCGATAATCTTAAGAAAAATTTTGATAGATACAAAAAAGAAACACAGAACAAATATGCTTTGTTAGCTAACAATATTTCAGACAATGTAATGAATACTGTTGGTGCTTCACCTATGGCTATAAGTAGAGGAAGAGAAAATATTACACAAGAACAGTTTGAAAAACCATTTTTTGATATGCAAGATGCTGCTTTAGAAAAATTAAAACAAGAAAAAATTAAAGCTTCTCCCACTCAAAAAAGACAGGTAGATACCACTGCTGGAAATATAGGAGAGGGTTTTTACCAGGCATTTGATTCTTTAACACAAGGTGCAAAAAATTTATTACAAGGTAAAGTAATACCATTTGCATCTAAAATTGGATTACCTCAATACGAACCACAAGCTTCTCAAAGAGAAATATTAAGTGATACTTTACAAAATTTAAATGATAGAGATTTAGAAAGATTAAATTTAGGTAGAGGTTATGTTCAAAGCGATCCTGTAAGTGATTTAGACATAGAAAATTTAAGTTTTGAACAACCTGGTTTATTTGCAGGCGGTGGTATCGCTAAATTAGCTGGTGTATCATCAGGTCCAGCACCAGTAAGAGGACCAAACTCACAAGGGTTGCTATCCCTTAAAAACCGTGTTAGAAACTATTAGGAGTATATATGGCAGAAATAGACAAAGGACTCCCGAACACTAGAAAACAAGAAGAGATTCCTTCAGAAGAGGAATTACAAGAAATAGCCGTTCAGGAACCAGTAGAAGAAAAAGGACCAATCGAGGTCATACCAGAAGAAGATGGTGGCGTAACTTTAGATTACGAACCAGGTGCAATTAATGTACCAGGAACAGAATCACACTTTGATAACTTAGCAGAACTTTTACCAGATGATGTATTAGAACCAATAGGTGGTGACATGGTTCAAAATTTTATGGACTACAAAGCATCAAGAAAAGATTGGGAACAATCTTATACAACTGGTTTAGATCTTTTAGGATTTAAATATGAAAATAGAACAGAACCTTTTCAAGGAGCTAGTGGTGCAACTCACCCTGTATTAGCAGAGGCAGTTACACAATTCCAAGCTCAAGCATACAAAGAATTATTACCAGCAGACGGACCAGTCAGAACACAAGTTATTGGTGCTAAGAATCCACAAACAGAATTACAAGCAACTCGTGTTAAAGATTACATGAACTATTTAATTATGGATCAAATGAAAGAATACGAAGCAGAGTTTGATGCTATGTTATTTCATTTACCATTAGCAGGATCAACATTTAAAAAAGTTTATTACGATGTACCGATGGGTAGAGTCGTATCAAAGTTTGTACCTGCAGATGAATTAGTCGTTCCGTATACAGCTACCTCATTAGATGATGCGGAATCGATAATTCATGTTGTTAAAATGTCAGAGAACGAATTACGTAAACAACAAGTAAATGGTTTTTATAGAGATATTGAATTAACACCTCCAGGTAATGTTGAACAAAACTCTGTTGAGAAAAAAGAAAAAGAATTAGACGGAACTAAAAAAGTTGGTAAACAAGATACAATGTATACTCTGTTAGAGTGTCATGTAAATTTAGACTTAGAAGGTTTCGAAGAAGTTGATGCTCAAGGTGAGCCAACTGGAATAAAATTACCTTACATCGTAACAGTCGAAGAAGGTAGCCGATTAGTTCTCTCCATACGGAGAAACTATGCGCCCAATGATCTAAAGAAAAATAAGATCCAATACTTTGTCCACTTTAAATTTCTGCCAGGACTAGGATTTTATGGCTTTGGACTCATTCATATGATTGGCGGATTGAGTCGTACGGCAACGGCGGCTCTCCGTCAATTATTAGATGCAGGAACATTATCTAATTTACCTGCAGGATTTAAACAAAGAGGCGTTAGAGTTAGAGATGAAGCAGCTCCAATACAACCAGGTGAATTTAAAGATGTAGATGCACCAGGTGGTAATTTAAGAGATGCATTCTTTCCATTACCGTACAAAGAACCATCACAAACATTATTAAACTTATTAGGTGTAGTTGTATCCGCTGGTCAAAGATTCGCGGCTATTGCTGACATGCAAGTGGGTGATGGTAATCAAGGTGCTGCAGTTGGTACAACAGTTGCTCTTCTTGAAAGAGGATCACGTGTAATGTCTGCAATACACAAGAGATGTTATGCAGCGATGAAAGATGAATTTAAATTATTATCAAAAGTAGTTTCACAATATCTACCACCAGAATATCCATACGATGTTGTTGGTGGTATGAGAAATGTTAAACAATCTGACTTTGATGATAGAATAGATGTAGTGCCAGTAGCTGATCCTAATATATTTTCAATGAGTCAGAGAATTACTTTAGCACAAACACAATTACAAATAGCAACATCTAATCCACAGCTACATAACATGTATCAAATCTATAGAAACATGTATGAAGCAATCGGTGTTAAAAATGTTGATGCAGTTTTACCAGCACCAGCACCCACAGCGCCGATGGACCCAAGTTTAGAACATATTAGTGCTTTAGGTGGCAAACCTTTTCAAGCATTTCCTGGTCAAGACCATAGAGCACACATCACAGCTCACTTAAATTTTATGTCAACTAACATTGTAAGAAATAATCCTGCGGTTATGGCAGCAATACAAAAAAATATTTTAGAACATATTAGTTTAATGGCACAAGAACAGGTACAATTAGAGTTTAGAGAGCAAATGCAACAAATGATGATGATGCAACAGCAAGCAGCGTCTAATCCACAGATACAAGCGCAGCTTCAAGCACTAACAAATCAGGTAGAATCAAGAAAAGCTATCCTAATTGCGGAGATGACAGAGGAATATATGAAGGAAGAGAAGCAAATTACATCACAATTTGACAATGATCCTCTTTTAAAACTAAAATCACGTGAAGTTGACCTACGTGCAATGGAAAATGAACGTAAAAAAGACAACGATGAGGCTCAAATTGACCTTGCAAGAGCAAGATTAATGCAACAAGGCGAAATTGCAGAAGATAAAATGGATCAAAACGAAGATTTAGCTAAATTACGTGCAGGAGTTAGCCTTGCAAAGAGCGGTGTACAACAAGCTAAAGTTATGGTAGACGATAATTAATAAAAAGGAGCAAAAAATGCAAAAACTAGACAAAATACAAGAAGTTAAAGTTGCAGAACAGCAAGTTGAAGTAGATCCTAGATCTAAAACTACTGCTGACCAAGCTTTTAACTATATTGGCACTGGTGGACCTGAAGAAGAAGTACAAGGTCAAGGCGCAGTGTTAGCAGAAAAGAAAAGAAAATCTAAAGCTTACTAATTATGTGGTTATCGGCGATTAAATTAGCCGTCTCTGCTGGTAGTAAGATTTATGAAAACAAGCAGAAGACGAAGATGGCAATGTCAGAAGCACAACTGATGCATGCCTCTCGTATGGCCGAAGGTAAAGAAGCTTACCAGGGAAAACTTTTAGAAGC